GTCAAGCGTCAAAAACTTTTGATCGTCCGGGCGGCTAAACCATTGTGATGAAACTGCACTGTTTCCGATACCGTGCGCGAAGGCGTTAGTTGTATAAGTCATGTTATTAATCTCCGTAAAAGTTAAAAGGAGCGAGCCATTGCCCGGCCCGCTCCTATAATCTCGCATAAACTTGCATATGGTTGCAAGCTTTATTTTTTAGAAAGTTATTCTGCCCCGATATCACCCGCCACATGGTGCCGCACAATAGACCGCGGCGGCAGGCCTTTAACAAACCGCAAAAGCTTTTCCCCGTCGGTTTCATCCGGCTGCGCACCGTTCGCCGTATCATCCCACCATATTCGGCAATTACCGGCGTCCGCATAACATCCGCCTTTTACGTTTAAATCCGCGGCTTTTCTTTTGCTGGGGCCATGCGCAGTAAATCCAATAATAAAATTGCGATCTAATCGGGCGCAAAGTGGATCACCGTTTCCACAATCCGCGCAGGAAATGTCCCGGATTTCCGCAGGACACCGCACGACGTTAATACCATGCGGGGCCGGTTGCGTTTTCTTTCCCTGCCATGATTGCTCACTTACCACCGCGACGGACGGGACGCCGTTATGAATTGACGCGGCTGCCGCGCCTAAGTTTTCGGTGCTGTAATTAATAACGGTTTTATCTGCCCGCAATTTGCGGCCCCAATTAAAAACATGCGGATCGAAATGCGAGTAAGTAAATGAAACGCCTTTGGCCGGTTTTGCATCCAGCAACGCGTCAAGGTAATCTGCGTCGATCTTTTCGGTGCCTTTCCCGCTGCAATTCATTTTGCACGTGGTCGGGCAGGTCCCGTATTTTTCCCCGGTGCCCGCTCTATATGTTACCGCAATGCCCTTTGTTTTTTTGGCGCGGCTTAGTTCAACAGTCTTTAACATGGTTTGCCCTCCGTAATGTATGCGACTTATCCCATACTATAGCGCAATAAAAAACCCGGCGTCAACCGGGTTTAATTTTATTATTTTTTACGTCTTTTAGGCTTTTGTTTTATCGGCCGCCGCCGCGCCTTTTCACGATCCTGCTTTTCCCACGCCTCTTTACCGTATAATAATTTGCCAAGCCAATTAAATAAAAACATTTAACCCCAATCCTTTTGGCCGCCGTCGGCTTCCCCATCACAATAACCCGCATGATAAGCCTTTAATTCAGACGGTTTTAAATCTGTCACGCAGGTCGCGCAGTCTCTACTTCTCGTGCCACCCGTAAAGTAATGAGGGTCAACCGGTCGGTTATACCAATAGTCCGCCCGTCCTCGATCATATGGACCGCCGTGTCTTTCATCATGTTTCATAATAATCTCCGTAGTTAGTTAGGTCTAAGATATTATGCGATTATATCGGAGATATCAAGCTCATTATCTTACCCCAGTCAAAATCACCATTGGAAGAATAAACAGGCGTAACTTTCAGGCCTTCCATCTTTAAGTCCATGGCGTCCTTGCCGGGGTACAAATAGATCATTTGAGGCTTTGTTTTGGTTTGCAGCTTACGGACCAAAACCCAAACGCTGGCATGACTGTGCGTTGTAAGCCACGCAACTTGGTGGGGCCGTAAGTCCACTGCGTTTCCAGAGGTCGCCTTTAATTCTACAAAATGAAACTTACCATTTTCATCGCAGCATAAAACATCCGGAATGCCCGGCATGGCCCACGTTTCAATTCGGGTATTTTTCCATGTTCTCGGGCTCTTCTGCATCCCAGTCTTCATCAGCCTCCAAAAGTCTGCCTCTCGCTTTGTCGCGGTTCTGGGGATTGCTCTCTCCTTCGGGAGTAACGTCGATAGTGATCGGGGCATAACTTTGTTTAATCTCCTTCAGAGCGTTCAGCACTTCGTCCTTGCTCATCGAATCGATACTGCCATGACGGATTTCTGATTTGCTCACATAAATATCGCCTTGCGCTTGCCCCCGCCGATATTCTGCTTGAACGGCTGCCGAGTAGGCTCCGTTGGTTAATGCTGCATCGCGGATGGTTTGAAGGTCGCGCAGATGCCGCTGGTAATTCACGCCAAACTTTTCATCAAGCTCGGCGCGATATGATTGTATGGCTGCCACCACATGCGGACAGATATTAGGGTTGGTCATCTCGTACGCTCGGGTATGCGCTGATCCTGCCGGATATCCTGCATTAACCGCAGCTTCCCGCATAGTGATTTGGCCATCCTTAGAAACAAGCTCTTTTACAAAAAGCTCTTGCCGCCTAGTCAGGACCGCAGCTTTTGTTGATTTAGGTCTCCCGCGTTTTTTAGTTTTAGCAGGAGGGTTTGATTTAGCTTTCGATGCCATAAGAGTATCCTAGTTATTTGCAGATACTTTACCCTTAAAACAGCCCTCTTGTATATATAGCTACAGAAATAAAAAAAAATAAAAAACTTTTCAGACCCCCTTAACGCACTTCTGACCCAAAGGTTACACAAACTCTGGTTACGTTACATTTTTGAAAACTACTTTGTGTTACTTCTAAGTCCCTATATATAAAGAACAAAACACCCAAAGTTACACGGTTACACCGGTTACGCCTATTTTTACAAAAAATATTTATTTTTATTTCTGGCTGTATATATAAGGGAACGCGTTTATTTGTAACCGCTCCATAAAAAAACCCGCGATCCGTGGACCGCGGGCTGTGGTTATGCGTCTTCCATACAGTATTCTTCCATAAACTCTGCCATGGCTTCGAACCTATCTACGATTTCTTTTTGATCGTAGCATCCGTGTTCATCTCTGAGGTGATGATTTATGTCCCATGCTAAGTCTTCTGCATGTTGGGGCATTTCAACCCAGTAAGTTTGAGTACGTCTTTCATATTCGACGTTAAACCCATACTTTCTTTTCATCTTAGTTATGTAACTCCGATGTTGGTTTACGGGTTGTTTAGGCTTTCGGGCTTGATCTGGTATTTTAATTTTGCCTTCGGCACATAATTCATAAACCTCTTCGACACGGCATCTGCGTTTAACCTGTTTGTCTTTTATGCTCACGATATCTTTAGTGCGTCCGCAAACATATCGACGGCCTTCGACTAATTGGAAGTGGTGACCAGCAACGACAAGAAAGACGCGGCCCGTGGTTCTCATGTCTTTGCTTTCCCGCAACCAAGCGGCGAGGGTGCAATTATGAGTAATGTGTTTTCGAAAGCTTTCGATACCACACTTTTCAAGGGCTCTTCTAACGTGAGTTGTGTATGTTCCCCGAACCGCTCGTTGTCCGCTAACGGATCGGATGAGCCTTGCGGCTTCACCTGAGTTCATTCCGGTAACGCAACTTATTACGGCTGGGCCGCAATAACGGTTTCGATCTGTCACCAACGTGGTAACAGGTTTTATTTTCAAACGTGTCATGTTTTACTCCGTATTATGTAGAACCACCTTTTCAGTACCCGGGCACTGACTGGTTAGCTCGTTGTCAAATAGCATGGGGCTTGCCCGCCCCCGATGTTTCACGTGGAACACCGGCTGGTAAGTTCATCTTACCAACAAACTACCCTACCACGGATATGCGATAATGACAAGTGCGACACGTTGTCGCACCTAAATACTCCTTTAGAACGGCGGCTCTTCCCCACCATGTTTTGGTTTCCATGGCTCGTGGGCCGTGGGCTTTGAGGAGGATAAGGGGTTCTCTGGTTTTGATTCGAGGACGCCGATACGTTTAAGCTCGGCGTCCAAGTGTAGTGGTAAGTTCACCAGTCGGGTCCGAAGACTTTGGCGAACACTTCGTTGAGCATGATTTCAATTTCGAGGTTAGTCATACTAAGATGCCTACGATTGCGGCGGTCACTCCGCCTACGACGGCCCAGAGGACGTATTTATGTCGGACGTGCCAAGGTTCGGGGGCCACGGCTTCCCACATTTTGTTTTCGAATTGTGTATCGTGGGTTGTGGTAAAGTCCGCAGCTTCGGCCATCCCAAGTTCTTTGTGGGACGGTTTGCTAAACGTTTTGTTTGAGGCGGCGTACTTTTCTACTTCTGATTCTTTAAAGTGACGAATGCCTTTAATCGTTGTGCCTTTTGGAAACGGCATAGGGTTTCGTTTGGTCACTACTTTTTTAATATGGTATTCCAATTTTTGTGCCTTTATGCCGTATTTCAAGCATATATCTTTTTTGGTTAGTGTCTTTGACATGATTATCTCCATAGTTAGGTGGGGTAATAATATGGGATATTATGCGCTGTTGTCAAGCTTCAGTGTATTTTGGTAGAACCTCTATGGTTTTGGGGTTTAACTTTCATATCAATAATATTGACAGTTGCATTTTGAATACACGAAGACAGGACTTGCATGGCTGTTTCATTATCTGGTGCGAAAGCCATGAGTGCAGTGAGGGTTTGCGTGAGCATTCCCCCGATTGCTGCGCCCATGTTCATGTCGCTTGCGGTCATTTCTTGTATTAGTTCGTGAGCGCATTCCATAGACCACATGAAGTCTTCTTTTACTTCTTCTTCGACTTCATTTAGCGTGGATGGGGTCATTTATTCTGTCCGAGGGAGATGGTATCTTTCGACAAACTCAAGGATTACGCGTTTAGAAAAGCCTGTCATGCCCGCTATTTCCTCGTTTGTTATGTTTTGTAACTTCATATTATTTATTATCTTAACTTTGTCCGGCATATTTTTAAAGGTTGTTTTTGGTCGGCCCCCTTTTTTGGCGTTTTCGGGTATACGGTCTCGCAACAATTTTCGAGAAGAATACTCAGACCGCAACCGCGGGTTTTTGGCAAAATCAATTTTTATTTGTTGGACCCACGCTTTGCGATAAAGGTCCTGATAAGTAGGGCAATCAGGCGTTAGCTTCATTTTTTTGCCTCCCATGTATTCACCTCCGCGTACCAATTGAGGGTGCGGCCACTCTCTTTTATATCAACGTTTATCCAATCGCTGTCTTTTTCCGACAGCCACGCGATTAGTTCTTCGCGTTTTATGCTAAGATTGCACTTAACGAAGTCAGGCGCTTTCTCATTTGGTTTCTTGGCCATCAGGCCATTAACAAAGTCTGGCATTTTTTCCTCCTAAAAAAGATGCCCCTAGCCTCGGGCAAGAGACTAGGGGCGGTTTTACTACGGAGTGCAGATTTTTTTTGAACAAATATGACCTGCACAAGTAATGTGGCACGTTTGTATGGGATAATCAATAGTTAATCGCATACTTCTTCTGGATATTCTGCGGTCTTCGGGTCGTCCACAATTGTCAGCTTGCATCGTACACACGTCCTTACAAGTTTTTCTTCAGTCTTTTCAATTACTTGCAAAGGTGTCATACATTTCGGGCATTCGTTTCGCATAAGCCTTCGGTGTATTGGATTATCAATTGGTCTCGACAACGGAATCAACTGCTTCGTTAGATTTTTTGACGGGAGCCCGTTCGAATTTATACCAATCGAAAACCACCCGGAGTTGTCCCCCGATTGTTCTGCCCTCTGATTTGGACAGTTCTTTAATTTCTTCATAAACCTCGCGTGGTACGAGGACACTTTTCCAACGTGTGGTATCCATTGTTTTCTCCATACCTCGTTTCATCTACGATATTATAGGAGAATATACAAGAATGCAAGCATTGTCCTATTCATCTCTCTTTATCTCAACGCTTTGGACAAGGCGGTTCAATTCCCCCATCAGGCTACCTCCTCTTTCGGATCCCAGCAATTGTCCTTGCCAAAAATATAGGCGCCCTTAAACATTCCACCCTCATCCTCATAAGAGGCCGAGATATCAAACCCCAACTCAGTCAAACGATCCCATGCAGGAACGGGTGGAGACCACGCAGTCCAGCATTTGAAAGCAAAGGTGCCCTTCGTCTCATCGTCAGACCTCTTAAACGGCTCAGTAATCTCAACCTCGCAGACATCCCATTTTGTGCCCCAGTGTGTAATGCGCCAGTCCATGGGTCCGTCCGGATATTGGTCGATCCGCGAGAACGAG